ATCTACTCGACAGTGAAGGAGAAGCCAGATACACGAATTGGAGGAAGAGGGTAGAATCGTTAGGTTATATCTTCAAATCCGAGCTTGCTCATCTTGATGATGAATACAAGCGAAACTTTATATCAAGAGATGGACAACATCCTTTGTTAATGACATTGTTGTTACAAAAGAAGATTAGTTTGGAAACATTTACTATTCTTGCTCACAGTGCGAATATATTTTCATACTGGCAAGAAAAAGTAGTTGACAAACACGTATCTTTTGATATAATAAACAAATCTAAAAAGTATAAACCCTTTTTGGATTTTAACGCAGATCGGTTTAAGAAAATAATCAAAGACCGTTTTGTATTGTAATATTACGCAAATAAATCGCTATATAACAGGAGAACTAATTATGGCACTAACAGACTTTTCTTCACTCAAGAAGAACCGCTCGAAGACTCTCGACAAGTTGAATTCACAACTCGAAAAGATTTCTTCAAAATCATACTCAGATCCGAACGCAGGAAAATTTTGGAAACCAACAAGAGATAAGGCAGGTAATGGCTTCGCAGTCATTAGATTCCTACCAGCCTCTAAAGGTGAAGAAATGCCTTTCGTACGAATTTGGGATCACGGTTTCCAAGGACCAACAGGCCTTTGGTATATCGAGAACTCGTTAACCACCTTAAATCAGGATGACCCAGTATCAGAGTTTAACTCTAAGCTATGGAACTCTGGTGTTGAAGCTGATAAAGAACAAGCACGTAAACAGAAGCGCAGGCTGAAGTATACTGCTAACGTCTATATCGTTAAAGACCCAGGCAATCCTGAGAACGAAGGTAAAGTATTCATGTATCAGTTCGGTAAGAAGATCTTTGATAAATTGAATGATCTAATGAATCCGACGTTTGAAGACGAAGAACCAACCAACCCGTTTGATTTATGGGAAGGTGCAAACTTTCGTCTAAAGATTCGTCAATTCGAAGGTTACCCGAACTACGATAAATCTGAATTTGATCCATCCACTCCATTGTCAGACGATGATGAAGTATTGGAAAGAGTTTGGGGAGAACAACATTCTCTACAGGAATTAGTATCAGAAAGTAATTTCAAATCTTACACTGATCTAAGAACTAAATTGTATCGAGTACTTGATTTACAAAATGATGCACCGACTGCTTCGGCACCGGTTACTGAAACGGCAGATGAATTGGATTTATCCAGTATGTCTAACGATACGTCTGAGCCAACAATGGCAACGGCAGAACCTTCAGTAGGCTCAACCGCTAGTGATGATGATGATGACCTTAGTATTTTTAAGGAATTGGCACGTAGTTAAACAACTGCCGGGGATCGCAAGGTCCCCTTTTTTAAGGAGGTCTTATGACTATTGAAAAAGAAACTACAATCCTTGATTTCGATTTTGGTTTTACAGCTGTTGACGCCGATGAATTAGAAGTTGTTCAACAAGCAAAGGAAGCAGTTACTACAACCGCTGCGTCTGCTAATGCGAGCGCTGCTAAGGCCCAATTATTATATGATGCGGTAGTACCGCTATTGAATAACTTAAAAGCAAACCCCGAAAAGGATTACATCTATTGGCCAAACCGATATGAGAAACTCGATGCGTTCGCCGATAAGTTATATACAATTCTAAGTGGAGAATAAAATATGAGTTTACTCGATAAAATGTTGAAGGCAGGTTCGGTCAAAGGATCTTCGGTTCTTTCCAAATCTAACTTCTTCCAAGCAAAGGATCCTATTAAAACAGATCTTCCTATCATTAATATTGCCTTTAGTGGTAGCCTTAACGGTGGTTTGATTCCTGGGTTAACAGTCCTAGCTGGTGTATCTAAAAGTTTCAAAACGCTTTTGGGTTTATATTGTATGAAGGCATACCTTGATAAGTATAAGGATGGCGTTGCTATTCTATATGATTCAGAATATGGTATTACGCCTGATTATTTAGAAAGTTTTGACATTGACATTGACCGTGTTATTCACGTGCCATTAGAAGATGTTGAGCAGTTAAAGTTTGATTTAACAAAACGTCTTGATGAAGTTAGTAAAGGCGATCATGTTATGATTCTGATTGACTCAATTGGTAACCTTGCTTCGAAGAAAGAAGTCGAAGATGCCATGTCTGAGAAATCAGTTGCTGATATGTCGCGTGCAAAACAGATCAAGTCATTGTTCCGTATTGTTACACCTAAGCTGACTACACGTGATATTCCTTGTATCGCTATTAACCATGTATATCAGGAGATGGGATTATTTCCAAAAGCTGTTGTATCTGGTGGTACAGGTATTATGTATAGTGCAAACCAAGTATTCATTATTGGTAAAGCTCAGCAAAAGGATGGCAAAGATCTAGAAGGTTTCAAGTTTACTATTAATATTGAAAAGTCAAGATACGTTAAGGAAAAATCAAAACTTCCTTTCACTGTATTATTTGATAAAGGTATTCAGAAATGGTCATCGTTAATGGAATTGGCTTTGGAGTCAGGACATCTTGATTCTAAAACTCAAGGCTGGTATAACGAAATCAATATGGATACTGGTGAAGTACTTGAACCTAAACGCAGAGCTAAGGATATTGAAAAGGACGATGCATTCTTTGAACGTCTAATTGCATGTCCAAAGTTTAATGAATACGTAGAACGCAAGTTTAAATTAAATGCAGCAGTAATGGGAGATAATAATGTTAGAGAAGACGATCTTATCGAATCTGATACTGAATGAGGATTTTTGCCGTAAGGTATTTCCATATTTAAAAGATGATTATTTCGATGATTTAGTTCTTCGTAGCGTATTTGAAACGGCTTCGGACTACTTGGAAAAGTACAAGGAGCCACCTTCATTAGAAGCTCTCAAGATTGCTGTTGATAAAAGAAAGGATCTATCGGAAGATACGTATCAGG